TTGAAAGTTTTTCTCGTTGTTCGGCAGTCATTGGCTTTCCTTTATTAGGTGAAACTCGTCCTTTTGCCTTTTCAGAAATTTTCCTTTTAGTTTCTTCTGATTTAGACTTACCTTTGTGTAATTCAGAAGAAGCTTGAGCGATTTGAATTTTGAGACGGCTATATGTGTGTGAATTAACTTTGTGTCTAGATCGTTGTCTAGAATGGTCCCTGTTTAACATGGACCAAATAGCAAAAGTCATATTTCTTTTAGCAACACCACTGAGCATTTTTGGTAATAGCAAATGACATAAAAAATGTTCCCGGGCGGTCAATCTAATCAGATTTTCGTCTGAATTATCACCGCCCAAACTTCTTGGTATAATATGATGTTTTTCGGTATATGTTTCTTTTGGTAATATCCTTGACATTGCATTAGCAATAATGTTATTATACCAATTAGTATATTTGTTTTGTAAATACATTGCTGATGATTCCTTAATAATCGTTAGAGCTAGTGGATACGGCAAATATCGTGACTAGCATTTTTCTTTATACAAAAGGAGATTATTCTGCGCTTGTTAACTCTCGACAACACATCATACGAACTTAGTGAAATTCCCGAAGAAGTAGATGACGTTAGATTTTGTGTATTAGATAACAGTGACGCAAAAAATCCAGACTACTTTTTTATTCCTTTGATTTTTTTAGAAAGTTTTAACAGTCCTGCATTGGTTTTACGAATTGGCGATCACGTAGTAAAAATGCCTTTAGATTGGCAACTATTAATCGGTGAGCCTGATTCGGGAGATTTAGAAGTTGTTCCATTAACATCAATTAATGACAGAGGATTTAGTGCGTTTGCTTTTAATCCCTTGGGCAGTTTTCGTCCAGAGTTTTTTCCAGTTGAAGTAATTGACATCTATCAAGATGTTAAATGGTATTTTCCTAAACTGAAACCTGGGCAATTGTTAGCAGTACCTTTGGAAACTGATCGACCTAAACCGTTATGTGTTTACTTTGTCAAAGATATTAGTCGTCAGTGCGAAGTAGTTAACTTTTCTAAAGCATGGTAATGAAAAAGAAACTTATCATCTGTGGCTGTAGTTTTAGCGCACCTAGTGCCTCACTACCGGGCACTAGTTATGGCGAGTTGTTAGCTAAAAAATTGGATTGGGATTTAGTTCATTTAGCAAGACAAGGTGTTAGCAACGGTGGGATCAGGATTATGATAGATGAAGTAATCAGGCAACGACCTGACTTTGCAATAATTGCCCCCACTTTTCATGATAGAATGGAAATTCCTGCTTCGGCGGCACCTTATGTTGCGCCTGCTAATGAAAATAAAGGTTGGGGATCAGACTTACAAAATCATCTTCAAAATAATAGTATTCAGAATGGTTATAGACCTCAAGACGGGATGAAAAATGTAAATTATAACAATAAAGAATATAATATGATCTGTGAAACAATTTTTAGTCTTGCTGAAAATTATGATCACCCTTACAGATCTAGTAAGATAGATAAATCTACTCAACTAGCAATTAAATATTTTATAAATCATTTGTATGACAGTAATTGGAAATTGCAAATGGATACATGGATAATCAGAGATGGTATAATTCAACTATTTTTAAATGGTATTAATTTTATTGTGTTGCCGGACAACTTATGGACTGCTGAATCTGTAAGAAAGATTATTCCCGATCTTGTACCGGACAAGTATCTCATTACAGATTGGAAACAAACTCCTGCTTATGCAACGTATCTTCATCCTTTAAATGGAGCAGATGACCCAGGCTATCACGGATTACCAGCAAGTCAGAAATATTTAGCAGAAGTGTTTTACAATATAATTACCAATTGGGACTAAGAATGAAAGCATTGTGTATCGTTGCCCATCCCGATGACTGTATAATTTTTGCGTGGCCTTTGATCGAACATTTTAAAAAATTTGATTGGACTATTCTTTATGTTACATATAACTCTATCTCTAAGAGGGGAAATGAGATTTCTCATTTTTGGAACAAAAGAAATGTTGCAACAATAATGTTAGGACACAACGACACTTATCTAGATATGATTAACAATAAAATAAGTTTTGATACAGATGCAGCCCATTCGCAAATTTTGTCAATTGCTAAAAGTTTTGATTTGTTATTAACACATGACCAACTTGGAGATTACGATCATATACATCATAAGTTCGTGCATTCTGCTGTAGTAGAATGTAAAAAACCTACAATTTTTTTTGCAAATTATGAAACTCACAACACAACCTTTGTAAGAAAATCTAATTTAGATTTGTCCGAATTACCTTTGCATGCAGATGTGATCTCAGGATTTCAAAATATAGAAATTGGTAGGTACTTTATCGACGAAAACGTTAAGGCTCTATTAGATGTCCAGATTTAAACCTAATGTAAATTACATTTACGAAACAGCCAATGGCATAATTTATGCTCGCGAATTTGGAGCCACCGATAGAATTGAAATAGGTAGAACTCCAGAAAGAACAGACCAGGACCTAAAAGATTTTGAAATTTGGGAAGAAATTTTTTATGCAGCAAGAGATAATTCTGTGTTGCAACAAGAGTTAGAACGTGTTAAAATGTTCTATCTTTTAATGAAGCAACAAGAATCAACTTCAATCCCACACCATCCAGTATGACTACAGACAAATTAAGCATAGCCAATGAAACTCTTCAACTTAACACGAAAAATCGAAAGTTTGTAGATGAGCTCACAGATGAGGAACGTAAAAAATTTAGCACATATTTGATGATGAAATACAGTGCCAATGTTGAAGGAATGGCAGATCTTCAAGAATGGTATTTAAGAGCCAGCAATGAAAGGGTAAATCAAAATTTCTTTGATTTAGGTCATCATCCTAAACTGCAATGGTTGTTATGTACCACAGTTAGTCCTGGTATGGGCCAACAAAGACATTACTGGTTGTCAGTTAAAAAGAAAGAATCCGCAAACAGTGCCAAAGTAGTAAAATTTTTAACCAAAGTTTATCCCAGTATGAAAACGGATGAAATAGAACTGCTGGCTGAAGTAAACGCTTTAAGCGATATTAAAGCTATGGCTAAAGATATGGGAATGTCAGACCAAGACATTAAAAAGGAACTGGGGTGAATTATAGTTGTAAGTATTGCGGGAAATCGTATGTTAGGGAAAGCACATTAGGTGCTCATCTCTGCGAATTAAAACGTCGATGGCAACAGCAAAATGAACCTGCAGTACAGATAGCTTTAAAATCATATCTGAGATTTTATGAAATTACCCAGGGCAGTGCGAAATTAAAAACTTACGAAGATTTTGTAAATAGTCAATTTTATTTGGCCTTTGTAAAATTTGGAAGGTATTTAACTGACATCCGTGCAGTAAACGTCAGTAGTTTTACAGATTGGTTATTAAAAAATAATAAAAAAATTGACCATTGGTGTAAGGAAAGTATTTACTCAGAATGGTTAATTCAGTATATTAAAAAAGAATCGGTCCAAGATGCACTGGAACGTTCACTTAAGGAAATGCAAGATTATGCAGACACTGAAGAAAAATTGGCGAGCAATTTCGATAATTATTTTAGGCATGGTTCTTCTAATCGCATATGTCGTCACATATCAGATGGACGCATTAGCCCTTGGGTTGTGTTTAATTGTAGCAGTGGAGTTGATTGGCTTAACGGAATCAACGCGGAACAATTACAAATAATCATGCCTGTAATCGATCCAGATTTTTGGCAACAAAAATTTCGAGATTATCTAGCAGATGTTGAATGGTGTAAAACAATATTGACCGAGGCAAATTTATGAAATTTACTTCAGATGTAGATATAGATTTTGCAGATAGAACGCAAATTTTATCTCGAATTCAACATGTGCCTGCCAGCATCATAAAAGATGATAAATTAACTAAGCATAATACTGGCATTTATGTAACTGGTATTCCCGTAGACCCGTTTACAGGGCAAGCCAGTTTAGATTATCAAACAGCTGAATCTCGGGGATACATAAAATTAGATTTTTTAAATGTAAATTTGTACACCCATGTACAAAGTGAGCAGCACCTAATAGAACTAATGAATACTGAACCGCCCTGGCATAGATTGTACAGTAAACCATTCTGTGAGCAGTTAATACACATAGGA